GGTGGTAATGCCTTTACTGCCAGTCTTACTGCCACACAAGCATCTGGTGGCGGTGGTGGTGGTGCTGCTGGCGGAACAGCCGGTGGTAACGGTACTGCTACAACAGGTGGCGCTGGTGGTTATAACTATCTAACTCTCGGTCGTGGTACAGGAACTGCCGCAGCAGGTAATAACGGCACTAACGGCGGTGGCGGTGGCGGTGGACAGAATTTAAGCCCCGGTGGAAACTCAGCAAATTATATTGGTGATTATATTAATACTTTTGGTCCAAGTGGGGGTGCTGGTGGGTCAGCCGGCGCTAATGCTACTAATACAGTTGGTTACGGTGGTGGCGGTGGCGGTGCTGGGCAAACTACAGCAGCATCTCCAGGAACTCCCCAAAATGGAGGAAATGGGGGTAATGGACTAATAGTCATTCTTAATCAACCTCGTACAGCACTTACCTATGCTACAAGTACATCAACTAATTTCTTTGATTTCTTCTGGAACTTTAATTAAAAAAAATAATTCTTTGCTCTACTATATCAATTGCTATATAATAGTATTATGAAAATAGCAATCATTGATATCATTGGAATTCCATACGACGGCTCAACAGTTTATAATCAAGGACTCGGAGGTAGCGAAAGTGCTGTTACTTTTGTTTCCGCTGAACTAGCAGAACTAGGATTTGATGTAACCGTCTTCAACACTTGTAATCTCGACCATGCTAAACCAGGAGTTTACGACGGGGTTACATACAGACCACTACACGATCTAGCACTTGATCATGAATTTGATGTAGTTATTAGTTCACGTACAGTGATACCATTTACTGAACCAAAGAATTATCCTGATCTACGAGATGGTAGGGCTATGCCTTTCCAAGCAATGAACTTGTACGATAGGATCCTAAGTAAAGCAAAGATGCGAATACTTTGGATGCACGATACATTCTGCTTAGGTGATCATATACTAGAAAGTCTTGCTGTAAGCAATCGAATCACTGATATATTCACACTTAGCGATTGGCATTCAACTTATATCGCTAACTGCGATCACGGAAATCGACGCAACTTTGAAGTTCTAAAGAATAAGTTATTCATTACTAGAAATGGCGCTAAGAACTATAATACAGAAGTTGATATAGCCGCTAAGGATCCCAATCTATTCGTTTATAATGCGAGTGTTACTAAGGGAATGATTCCACTAGTAGAAATCATATGGCCTATCGTTAAGAGCCAGATCCCACAGGCTAAACTAAAGATCATCGGTGGGTATTATCGCTTTAGTACTAATACTGAACCAGATGAACAAGAGAAAAAGTGGCGGGTCATGGCCAATGATCCGAAAAATATTAGCCTAGGGATGGAATTTACTGGAGTTATACCCCAAAAGGAAATCGCTAATATATTAACTAATGCTAGTTTTATGATCTATCCATCAGCGTTTCCAGAAACATTTGGAATATCTACACTAGAATCTCTACTGTATAATACACCTGCTATTACTTGCCGATTTGGAGCACTAGAGGAAATAGCATTAGAGAATTCATGCTATCTAATAGATTATGCTATCGAACCAAACGGATTATTCCCAAATATTAATAAGATGGAGCAGGTTAATAAATTTATTAACGTAACTCTACAGGCATATCATAACAAGTATCTACATCAGCAGAAACAGTACTATTGTAACATAATTAAAGATATCGCAGGCTGGGACGGTATAGCACTACAGTGGAAGCAGCATATCTTCCGCAAGACTGGCGCTTATCTATCTAGAGACGAATATAGGACTGTTACTAAACTAAATCATCGTGTACATAAGGTCTGGCAGCGTCGTTATCATAATGCTGTGGAACTAGAATCACATAAGTTAGGTACAGAAAAAGAAATCTATGTAGTCAGTCCTTTCTATAACGGTGCTAACTATATCGCTCGCTGTATCGAGTCAGTCGCAGCACAAGATTACGACAATTACACACACGTTCTAATCGATGACAAGTCAACAGATAACGGTGTAGAGATCGCTATTGAAACTATCGGCAGATTTCCTGATAATATACGTAAGAAGTTTATATTGATCACTAATGGTGAGAACAAGGGAGCGCCTTATAATCAGATATCATTTATCCGCACTATTAAGAATGACGATGCTATCGTTATCCTATTAGATGGCGATGATAGCCTAATTAATGACAATAGTATCTTTAACTATTACAATACTCTCTATACAGAATCTACTGAATTTAGTTATGGTAGTTGCTGGAGCATGGTAGATAATATACCACTAATAGCACAACCTTATCCCAAGGCTATTAAGGAAACTAGAGCATATAGGCAACATAAGTTTAATTGGAACATGCCCTATACACATCTAAGGACTTTTAAGAAAGGTCTATTAAATGATATTAGCGATAGTATGTTTAAGGATGAGGACGGCAATTGGTATAAGGCAGGTGGAGATGGATCTGTATTTTATGCCCTAATTGAAACTGCTGATCCAAGCAAAGTAACTTGTGTACAGGATATCGTCTATAACTATAACGATATCAACCCATTAAACGATTATAAGGTCAATGGATCTGAACAGACTAAGAATGCTAACAGTATCTTAACTAAGAAATCAGTAGGTGGCAAGTATTCTATCGTTGTACCCACTATGTGGAGATGTAACGATGTGTTCTTGCCATTTATTGATAAACTATGTGCTTGTGATCTAGTCGATGATATCATAATCATTAACAATGATAACACTCGTACACCAGATAAGGACTTCTCAGATCCAAAGATAAGGATGTTTGACTTCAATACAAACATGTTTGTCAATCCATCATGGAACTTTGGTGTGAAGATGAGCCGTAATGATAGAGTTTGTATCATTAATGACGATGTATCTTATGACTTAGCAGCATTAGACAAACTTTATGATATGCTTACTCCTGAAAATGGTATATTTGGTCTCTGCCCAGGAGTTAGTGACTTCGACCAGATTCCTGTAACAGACAAGTCAATCGATATCATTGAATGGGCAGGGCATCACACATATGGATTTGGCTGCTTGATGTGGATACACAAGAAGAGTTGGATTGATGTTCCAGACGGTCTAGATCTATATTATGGGGATAACTTTATCTTTGATATACAGTTGCGCCAGAAGAAGAAGAATTATATCGTTGCTAACATAGATTTCTTCACTCCTTTCGCTAGTACACTAAAGGATAAGGAAATATCAGGAGGGTTCTTAGAAAAAGAATCAGTCATTTACGAAGAAGTTAAGAAGAATATGGAAAGTTATATACCATCTGCGCTTCCTGCTCCTGTTACTATCGATGCTATTCCTGTAGAAAAGAAGAAAAAGCCTACAGAAGTAGCAAAGCCGACAAAACGCATATTGATTGGAATACCTACAGCCAATAATATCGAAGCAACAACATTTAAAGCCATATATGATCTAAAGATTCCAGATGGTTATGTCGCTGATTTCCAGTTTTTCTTTGGTTATCAAGTTGATCAAGTACGTAATCTAATCGCTGATTGGGTTGTACGTGGATATGATTATCTATTCTCTGTAGATAGTGACATTTCCTTTGCTCCTGATACATTGACTAAACTATTAGCACACAATAAGGATGTCGTATCTGGTCTTTATATACAACGTATCCCGGGTACACATACACTTGAACTTTATGAAAAGAATGGACACGGCGGTGTATCAAACATTCCAGTTGATAAACTACCAGCCAATAGTCTTTATGAGATCGCAGGATGTGGATTTGGCTGTGCGTTAGTTAAAAGAGAAGTAATGGTAGCCATTGGTTATCCACAGTTTAAGTATTACTCCGCTATTGATCATAAGAATACTATATCTGAAGATGTTGATTTCTGTAGAAAGGCCCTAGAAAAGGGCTTTAGGATATGGGCAGATACTTCTATCATTTGCGCTCACACTGGCAAGTTTACATTCAATGTAGAAACAGCAAGGATGAATGGATCAAATCCAGGTGTACATACTTTACCAACTGTAGATCCAGTACAGGAAAGGCTTAAGAGCCTACAGATGATGAAGTTGCTACCGGAAAACCATGTAAATCATATGATGGCATTGCGCGATCAACAAAAGTTTACACCAAAGGTAGTATATGACATCGGTGCTTGTGTATTACACTGGACTAACGAAGCAAAAACAGTGTGGCCAACTGCTGAGTTTATAGCATTTGAAGCGATTGATACTGCTGAATTCTTATACAAGGAAAAAGGTATGAGATATCAGATGGGAGTGTTTAGTGATGTTGATGGCAAGGAAGTTGACTTCTATCAGAACAACAACGACCCAGGTGGTAACAGTTACTATAGAGAGAATCCAGAATTTAGTTCAATGGTGGATCAATTGTACAATGAATCACATCGTAGGCGCTTAAAGACAATAACTCTAGACACTGCTGTTGCTAAAAACAAGTTTCCTCTACCCGATCTAATCAAGATAGACGTACAAGGAGCAGAACTTGATGTCCTAAGGGGCGGTCTTAACACGATCAAGAACGTTAAACACATAATACTCGAGTTACAACATGTAGAATACAATAAGGGCGCACCACATTGTGACGTTATTATTGAATTTATGAAGGAACAAGGGTTTGATTGTACTGGAATGTTCAATGATAGCGGGCCAGATGGAGATTATCACTTTATCAACCGTGCTTTCTTAGATAAATAAGAGTATGGAACGTAGTTTAGTAAAAAGAAAGATTGATCCGACACCAGGTGTGAAGGATATACATCAACAGACTCTAGACCCACAAAGCCCTGGGTCTAGAGGGTTAGAAGCCCTTATTAAAGACAAGCGCAATATAATGCCCAAAGATCTTAAGATCAATAAGGACCGAGACGTAAAGTAACCATTGACTTCTAGCGCATTAACCTGTAAAGTTAAAATGTAAGGAGAATAATATGAGTCGAATTTATGGACCAGAAGAAAAAGCCAAACTAATCAGCGTTATTAACCAGGGTAGCCAAGTTCTACAGGAAGTAGAAGACCTTAAGGGTGGATTACGTGATACTGTTAAGGCCATCGCTGAAGAACTTGAAATCAAGCCAGCATTGCTAACCAAGGCTATCGCAGTTGCCCACAAGCGTAACTGGAATCAAGTTAACGAAGATTACGAAGAACTCGAGAATATCCTAATCACAACTGGAAAAGATGTTTAATGTCGTATGTAGACGCTATATTTGATAGAGATAATGACTTAATTAAAGTAGTAGAACGCAAGGACGGTAAGAAAGAGTTTAGAGAATACCCTACACGCTACGTATTCTATTACCCAGATCAGAAGGGTAAGTATGAAAGCGTGTATGGCGAGAAACTAAACCGTGTCGTTGCTAAATCTTCTAAAGAATTCCACAAGGAACTCAAGATACACAGTGGTAAAAGGCTCTATGAGAGTGACATTAACCCAGTATTCCGCTGTTTAGAAGAGAACTATCTTAATCAAGATGCTCCTAAACTAAACATAGCGTTCTTCGATATTGAGACTGACTTTGATCCCGAGCGCGGATTCGCTGATCCTAGCGATCCATTCATGGGAATCACTGCTATTTCGATACATCTACAGTGGCTAGATCGCCTAGTAACCCTAGCAGTGCCTCCTAAAAGACTTCCAATAGAAGAAGCAAGGAAGCAGTGCGAGGAGTTTACTGACTGTTTTATCTTTGATCGTGAAGCAGATATGCTAGAAACGTTCTTGGATCTAATTGAAGATGCTGATATCTTAAGTGGTTGGAACAGTGAAGGATACGATATCCCTTATACTGTTAACAGAGTAGCACGAGTCCTAAGCAAAGAAGATACTAGACGCTTCTGTTTATGGAATCAATTCCCCAAGAAGAGAGAATTTGAGAAGTATGGACGCCAATTAATCACTTATGACCTAGTTGGTAGAGTACATCTTGATAGTCTTGAGCTGTATCGCAAGTATACCTATGAAGAAAGACATACTTATCGACTCGACGCCATTGGCGAAACTGAGATCGGTGAGAAGAAAACTGTCTATGAAGGCACACTTGATAGTTTGTATAACAATGACTTCCGTAAGTTCATTGAATATAACAGACAAGATACGGCTCTTCTTAATAAATTAGACAAGAAACTAAAGTTTATTGATCTAAGCAACGAACTTGCTCATGCTAACACAGTTCTGCTACAAACTACTATGGGCGCTGTTGCTGTTACTGAGCAAGCAATCATTAACGAAGCACATCGTAGAAGTTTGATCGTTCCTAATCGGTCAAAGCGTGATGAGAGTGAAAATACGCAAGCGGCGGGCGCATACGTAGCATATCCAAAGAAAGGTCTACACGATTGGATCGGTTCGATGGATTTGAATTCACTTTATCCAAGTGCGATTAGAGCACTTAACATGGCTCAAGAAACTGTCATTGGACAAGTAAGGCCAACTTACACTGACGCATATATTGAAGAACAAATGACTGTGTATAAGAAGAGTTTCGCAGGTGCTTGGGAAGGTAAATTCGGTTCTCTCGAATATGAATATGTTATGAACCAAGATAAAGCAAAAGATCTCCATGTTGATTGGGAAAACGGCGAAAGTGTCGTAATGAGTGGTGCCGAAATCTACAAGATGATTTACGATAGCAATCAACCTTGGATGTTAAGTGCTAACGGAACTATATTTACTTACGAGTTTGAAGGAGTTATCCCTGGACTGCTCAAGAGATGGTATGCTGAACGTAAAGAACTACAGGCAAAGATGCGTGATTCTCAAGCAGCAGGAAACTATATCGAAGAAGAGTTCTGGGATAAGAGACAGTTAGTTAAGAAGATTAATCTAAACAGTCTTTATGGTGCTATCCTAAATCCTGGATGCCGTTTCTTTGATAAGCGCATTGGACAATCAACTACACTAACCGGAAGAGCCATTGCTAAACATATGGCCAGTAAAGTTAATGAGATCATTACCGGAACATATGATCATCTAGGTAAAAGCATTATCTATGGTGACACTGACTCTGTTTATTTCTCAGCATATTCTACTCTTAAGAAAGATATTGATAGCGGAATGATTCCTTGGAATCAAGATAATGTTATCTCATTGTATGATCAGATCAGTGATGAGGTTAACGGAACATTCGTTAAATTTATGATTGATGCCTTCCATTGTCCAAAGACACGTGGTGATGTTATCAAAGCAGGACGTGAAATCGTTGCCAGCAAAGGATTGTTTATTACTAAGAAGCGTTATGCTGTTCTTTATTACGATAAGGAAGGCAAGCGTTATGATAAGGAAGGAAAGCCTGGCAAGATCAAGGCTATGGGATTAGATCTCAAACGATCTGACACTCCAGAGTTCATCCAGAACTTCCTAAGCACTATCTTAGACAAGGTATTAAATGGTCACGAGGAAGAAGAGATCCTCGAAATGATTACCGATTTCCGCACACTGTTCAAACATAGACCAGGTTGGGAAAAAGGTTCTCCGAAGAGAGCAAACAATATTACTGAGTATATGCGTAAGGAAGCCAAGGCAGGCAGGGCCAATATGCCAGGGCATGTGAGAGCAAGCATCAACTGGAACACACTCAAGAAGATGTATGGCGATAACTATGCCGTAAACATTAGTGATGGTGCTAAGGTTATTGTATGTAAACTACGTAATAATCCAATGGGATTTACAAGCGTTGCGTATCCAGTTGATGAATTGAGATTGCCACAATGGTTCAAGGAATTACCATTCGATGATGCTGACATGGAAGCAACTATCATCGATGCTAAACTTGACAACTTGATTGGTGTGCTAGATTGGGATATCGTTGGCACTGAACAAACGAATACATTTAATAAGTTGTTCGAATTCTAAAAATAAACTTGATTTTACCCCACGATCTAAATATAATATAACAATAAGGAAAGGCACAATTATGAAGAGCATTCTTAAAGATTTAGTAGCACACACACATTCATTAGGCTTTATTAATCTAGTAAAGATCACAGGCGATACTGATAAGACGAGCGTTGAGGCACTAGCAGATAATCGAACAGTTATCGTCCAGGCTGAAACTAATAATCCAGTCGTTGATTTTAAGGGCACATTTGGTTTGCCAGATCTAGGTAAACTTGATCTACATCTAAAGAATCCAGAATATAAGGAAGGTGAAGAGATCAAGGTTGTCTGGGAGAATCGTAATGGCGAAGATCGTCCAGTAATGATCCACTTTGAAAATGCTGCTGGTGATTTTAGCAACGATTACAAGTTAATGGGGACAGAACTTATTAACGAGAAGTTGAAGACTGTTAAGTTTAAGGGAACAAACTGGCCAGTAGAGTTTGAACCAACTGTAACAAGCATTAACAGATTTAAGTTACAGGCAGCAGCACACAACGGTGAAACTATCTTCCTAGTCAAGACAGATGGTGATAAGATTAACTTCTTCTTTGGCGATCCATCAACCCACGAAGGTAACTTTACTTTCCACGTAGGTATCACTGGCAAGTTACGCCAGGCTTGGAGTTATCCAATCGCACAAGTTATTAGCATCTTAAATCTAGATGGTGACAAGACTGTTAAGTTTAGTGATGACGGCGTAGCATTAGTTACAGTTGATAGCGGTATCGCAAAATACAATTATTATATCCCAGCACAGACAAAGTGATGGAAACACATTTAAGAACTATAGTCAGAACAATATCGTATAGGATAACAGCATTATTAATAACTGCCTTATGGACAGGGTTAAATGAGGCTGTTGCTATACATGTTGTGCTGGCAATAGTACAATATATTATTGAACGCATTTGGTTAAAAATAAATTGGGGCAAGTATGAACGAGAACTTAACAGCTGAACAAAAAGATTACGCAGTATTCCTACCGGCTGTTAGTAGTTTTTATTCCACATTCGTAGGTAAGCAGCGTTTCGGCAATTATGTCGATCCTGCTCGCTTACCTGCGGGCTTTACTAATGGTGTTGAAGGGTTGAACTTCTTTGATCCAGAGAAGGGCTACTTCTATTACAAGTGGGGATTGTATTCCGCAGGTCACGCTGACATCGATATGACTCGAACAAGTGAAAAAGATGATATGTTCCGCAGTCGTCCACGCAACGGTGATAGTATCGTTGTTGGTGACTCTGGAGGCTTCCAGATCGGTAAGGGCGTGTGGGAAGGCAATTGGAAAGATCCATCTTGTCCCAAGGCTATGAAGAAGAGGCAACAAGTCCTAACTTGGATGGATGGACTCATGGATTGGGGTATGGGATTAGATATTCCAGCATGGGTCGCTCGTAGTCCAGCAGGTATGAAGGCTACCGGTATCTCAAGTTATCAAGAAGCAGTTGACGGAACTTATATCAATAACGATTACTTTATTAAGAATCGCAATGGTAACTGTAAATTCTTAAACGTGTTACAGGGTGAGAATCATACAGAAGCCGAAGATTGGTATCAGCGTATGAAGGCGTATTGTGATCCTAAGAAATATCCCGATGCTCACTTCAATGGGTGGTCGATGGGTGGTCAGAATATGTGTGACGTCCATCTAATGCTCAAGAGATTAATTGCTATACGCTTTGACGGATTGCTAGAAAAAGGCAAACAGGATTGGATGCACTTTCTAGGAACAAGTAAACTAGAATGGGCTTCTCTACTAACTGATACACAAAGAGCAATCCGCAAGTATCATCATGATACATTTACGATTAGTTTTGACTGTGCTAGTCCTTTTCTAGCAACTGCCAATGGACAGGTATATACACAAGTCGAAATTGAACATATGAAGAAGTGGGTATATCGTATGGTGCCCAGTATTGATGACAAGAAATATTCTCTAGATAATCGTTCTTTTAAGGATGCTGTTTTACAGGATGGAATATTCGATGCGTTCTCTGATTCTCCGATTAGTGCCAGATCAATGGTTAGGGATGTTTGTGTTTATAAGCCAGGTGACCTAAACAAGAACGGCAAAGAAGGCCGAACAAGTTGGGATAGTTTCAGTTATGCTATCCAGATGGGACATAATGTCTGGACACATATCAATGCCGTCCAAGAAGCAAATAGACAATACGATCAAGGCGTCATACCGAACATGATGGCATTTGATCGCAAGTCACATCTAGAATTTTATCGTGATGTTGTTGATGGGATCTTCGAAACTGACGATCGTGATAAGGCATTAGAACTAATCGAAGAGTATAATAAATTCTGGATCAGTATCATTGGCACACGTGGTGCTACTGGTAAGAAGACTGTTAATAGTTCAACACACTTTAATTCGAATTTTGACATTACAATGTCAGAATCAGTCGAAGATGTGATCGAAAAGACAGAAGACATTAAAGCCAAAGTAACTGATGAGCATTTTGGTAAATTATTTGATTTTTCTTGAGGAGTTAATATGTCTGTTAGTAAATTAAAAATGGATTATAAAATGATAAAACTTAGACACGACGCACTTGACAAGAAGATTGACGAAGCGTATAATGAGGTTAATGAGATGAGATCACAACAGTTGATTCTTAAAGAAGAAATGGATCGTCTCGAACACGAAATTGGATTAGAGCATGGAAAGAGAATACCAAGCCGGTACTAAGAATGATGTTACTATCTTTACTGGTATAGAGATTGAACACACTCCAGCATACGGTAAGAAGACTCTATTTGTTGTTGGTATACACAAGGCAGATGAACTAGCAGAAATCGCTACAGTTAATAACTGTGATCACATCTATCTAGGTGCTAATCACAGTTATGCTCCAACAGACTACGACGAAGTCATACGTTGGGAAGGTATGATCATGGATCTGCTTAAGAAAGAATTTTGGATCACACTAGATATCGATTATAATAGTTATGAATGGAGCGAAGATATGATGGTTGATCTTTGCTGTTATGACAAGTTCATTCCTATGATATCTGTTAAACTTCCATACATTGCTAATCTAAATTACAATGCTTGCGTCAAGGTTGATGACAAGGATTTTAAGGCAACTAATCCAGGAGTGTGGGTACATCATCTACACGATCTAATGGATCGTAAAAAGTTTACCGATTGGTCAAAATACGGTAAAGATGAAATCATTAAATAAGGCAAAGGCAATGAGCAAAGACGAAATAATCTACATTGGCTGTCAATGTCACTCTCCATATCATATTATGAAAGTTGGTTTGTGGGAGTGGAAAGATCAACCACCAGAACTGCTATTTGAACTTCAAGCAGATCGCCATAGAGGATTGTGGGAACGGCTAAAAGCAGCATATCGTTATGTATGCGGTGGTGAGAACTTAGGGTGGCACGATGTTATGCCTAATCACGAAGATGTCCTAAATCTACGTCGTGTGATTGACAATTATAACGAAGCATATAAAATATACGAAGATAAGGAAAGGGTAAAAGCATAATGTCAACTAGTTCTATG